TTGAATAAACGCGCTAATTGGTAAGCGATAAAATACTGCACCGTTTTCCATAATAGCATGAAATAATATAGCACGACCTGTAAGAGCGCTAAGACCAAACACAATGCAGTCTTCAACTTCTCCATGATGTTTTTTACAATCATATAAATACTCTCTTCTTATTTGTGCATAGGTTGCTGGTATGTTTGCATTTAAGTAAGCCATAATTTATCCTCATTTTATATTACCCCAATTAGGGCCAGATTCACAATCTACTTTGTTGTTAATTTCTAGTTCAATAGCTTGTTCCATTATGTTTTGAACCATGGTCCGTGTTTCTTGATCCTTGATTGATACACAAAGCTCATCGTGTATCTGTATATGAGGCACTATACCTTTTTCATATAACAAGACCATTGCTTTTTTTGTCATATCTGCAGCTGATCCTTGTATCAATCTATTTAATGCTTTGTATGTAAATGCTCTAGTATAATGTTTTTCAAAATGCTCACAAGTAGGGTCTATGTATTTATCGTATTTTTCCATTTGTTCTAATTTATAAGCATCAATGGCATCTTCTTTTTTGGCGTGAAGTTTTACTTCAGTAAAACGATTAGTCTCAGGATTCCATTCTTTGTCTCTAGTTTCCCATTTATCAAATCGACAGAACCTGTCTGCTACCGTAAACAACAATCCTTCTTCACTTGCAAAATCTGATAAATCTTTAGATAATTGTTTTACAAAAGGGACTTTAGAATGATAAGTATTAAATAAAGTTTGAGCTTGTTTTGAATCTAAGTTTAATTCTTTTTGTAGTTTTATTCTACCCATACCATAAAACAAACCAAGATTAATTGTTTTAGCTTGTTTTCTTGGTATATTTGCCATGTCTGCAACAATCTGATGAAAATCAGCATCTTCTTTATCAAACTCTTCTTTTAAATCATCTGTTCCATCCATACCTAATTTAATAGCATAGTGCACAACAATACGTGGTTCTTGTTGACTATAATCAAAACTATACCAATCACTTCCAGTTTCAGGAATAAATAACTCTCTCATCTTTTTGCCTATATAACCTTTAGAAGGAATTTGCTGTAGGTTAGGGTTACTCATAGAAAATCTACCTGTAACCGTTCCTCCATGCTCTCCTCTAATTTGATTTATATCTGCATGTATTCTTCCATTGTGAACAAAACCTAATAAACCATCTACGAAAGTATTTTTAGCTTTATCCAACTCTCTAGCCTTAGCTATTAGTCTTAAATATTTATTTTTATGAGTAGATAAATAATTTTTAGGAAGCTGTGGCATTCCAGATTTAGGTGTTTTTGTATAATCATCAATACTTTCGTGATCTAGTAAAGCTTTAATTGAAGAGGCTGCCCATATTTCTACTCGAATGTTAGTTTTTCTAGCAATATAATTTATAATATTATTTTTAGTTTTTTCTAAACGTTTACCAAATGCTTTAGCTTTTTCGACATCAATTTTAACGCCTTTAAATTTCATGTCAACCAAACAAGGAAATAATTTTGTTTCTAATTCAAAAATATTTCTACTTGTTTTTTCTTCGATAATAATATCTTTTCCATTTTTATCTTTTATTCTTTTTCCATTTTTATCTTCTTTGTATTTAGTGTATAATATTTCGTCAAATTTTTTATTGAACATTTTCCATAACTTAAAAGTTAAATCAACGTCTTGCTTGGCATAATCTTTTACAATAGATGCAGGTAACTTATGCATATTAGTCATCGGATCTTTAATTGTTCCTTTAGACCATTCTAAAGTTTTCTGTTGTAAATCATATTGATACTTAGATCCAATTTTATAATCTTTAGATAAAGAATCTAATGAATATTTAAATCTATTTTCATCAATTACAGAACCTGCAATCATTGTGTCAACAATTCGACCTTTCATTTTTTTACCTGTTACAGCTCTAATCCAACATACATCGTACATTGCATTGTGAAATACTTTTGTTATTTTTTCATTTTGAAATAATTTTTCATCTAAAGCTTCCCATAATTTAATTTTTTTATCTAAAGATAAATTTGTATCTGAATGATTAATTGGAAAATAAACAGTGTCTCTACCTGTTGCAACTGCAACTCCACATACAAAACCATCTCCCCTTATAGCACCTAAACCTTTTGTTTTTAAATTAGGGTCGTAAGTTTCTAAGTCAACTGCAACTGTATCTATGCCATCTAAATCTAAATCTTCTGGTGTCTTACACATTATAATCCCTCTCTAATATCATTTCTAAATAGTGTATTGCTTTCTTAATATCTTCTTCTTTTCCTTTCATAGAATGTCTACAAATATACTTTATAGCATTTCCTTCTGCAAACAAAAATTTATTTTCATTTATAAATTCTGCAGGTTGTATGCTAAATTGTTTGTAGTGATTTCCGCCGTGTTGCTTGTCTAGTGATTTATAACCCATTCCTTTAAATATAGATTTATCTGTCATATTTTCTCCCTAATGTGTATCTATCTTGTGATGCTACAGTCCAACAATCTACCCTACCTCTACTGTATGCTACGTATTTTAATCGCAGTTGAGTAAAATAGTCTTCTCGTCTAGTACAAGTTTCATCGACTATTACATTATCGTAAGTCTGTCCTTTTACTTTATGTATGTTTCCATAATAAACTCTTGCCTCTCCTTCTGTGTCCACTCCATCTCTTATTAAATTATTTATATACATAATTTTTTCTTCATTTGTTTTTGATTTAATCCTTGTGTGATAAAAGTCAGTAAAATCAAGGCTTTCTGCACGTAAATATTTTTTTTCTATTAACTCCTGGATAGAATAATCTTTGTTTATCCAATCTTCAAAAGTTGCTTCTCCTTTTCCTCTTACAATAACTTGTTGACCCATATAATTCCAAAATTCTTTTATCTGTTTTAAAGGCATCTGTTTTCCTTTTACAAATTCTGGCCATGTTTTATGACATCTTATTTCTTTTTTAGAAACATAAGGATCACTACCTACATGACAAAACTCTATCCCATGATAGTGTAAAAAAGATCTTGCCCATTTTCCAGAAGGCGTTCCTCTATAAGTAAATAGAAAAGTTTCTTTAGTATTTTTTATTTTGTCTAATAAAGTTTCCATAGCCGAACAGTCTGTGGTAAGACTTGGTAAATAGTAATGTGTTCCAACAATATTTTTTGCAGGTTTCCAAACTCTTTCATATCCATAATGGTCCCATATAGGTTTTATTATTTCTTTACATAATGTATTTATTGTTTCTCCGCATCTTAAACCCTGTTTTAATTGTTCTGCATCTTTAGAAAGTTTATGAAAATAATCTGCATTAGCACCAGCAAATTCAAAGATAGTTTGATCAGCATCTCCTACCATGTAATATTCTTTTACATTTGTAGACATTTTTTCTAAAGCTTTTAACTGAGGTATATTACTATCTTGAGCCTCATCCACTATTAAAACATCTATGTCTGGAGTAACTGCGTGATCTATAAAATCTTTTATCATGTCATCATAATCGCATACTTGATTAACTTTTTTATAATTATCGTAAACTTCTTTCATTTCACTAATCATTTTAAAGTTATTATAAGGATAGTAGTTAGAGCTAGTCTCTCTTAAAGAATTCCAATGCTCTTTGATTGTTCTTCCTTGTCCAAAAGCATCTCCAAGAAATTTAAAAAATTTATGTTTGTCATTATCAAATTCTGATTGAGTTACTCTTTGTGCTTTAAAACCACTATTTTCTGTACACAAGTTAAGGTAATCTGCATATGTTCTTAATTCTTTTTTTAATAATTTGCTTTTACAAAAAGAATGTATCGTGCATATTTTATATTTAAAAAATTTTTTTCTTAAACCTCTTTCTTTCATTTCTGGTAAATCTAAGACAGCATCTTTTAATTCATCTGCAGCTACATTTGTGTGCGATAACATTATTATTTTTTCTGGTTCATAGTTTTTTAATAATTCTTTATATTTATCTATTAAAAATAAATGAGTTTTTCCTGTACCTGGAGGACCAGATACAAATTTAGGTTGTTTCATGAGTTATTACCCTTTCCTCTATTTCTTGTGCTTCTCCTTCTATGATCAAATGATCCTTGTTTATATTATAGTTATCTATTTTATAAGAAGGGCAAGACTGTTCTTTGTATTTTCCTCTATATCTTTTAGCTCTTAAAATACGTTTGCATTTTAAAACAAGATCTACTCTTGCTAAAGTTACTCTTTTTTCAGCTAAAAACTCATCAAATTTATTTAAATTAAATTCCAAACTATTATTTTTCATATTAAAATAAGGCATACTAAAATCTGCTAATTCTTTCTTATCTGTATAAGCTTTGTACTTATCAATAAAAGATTCAAACCATCCTATAAATCTTACATCTTCGCTAGACTCAGGATCATAATCTTGTGATTTTGTTCTGGCTTGAAATTTTGCCATCATCATTTTATCAAAATCAAGTTCTTTCATAAAAGGTAAAAAGACCGCTGCTTGTTTCATTACTTCATCATAAAAAATTTTCTTTTTCATTAAATGTGGACCTTCCACAGTTATGTCTTTTTCTATTTTCTTTCCGTCTTCTAATAAATAAATTTTTACAAAATACCTATCGCTACCATATTCAACTATATCACCTATGTGTTCTTGTATTTCTTCACTATTGTTTTTAACACCAATCCAACTAAATAATTTTGCAACATCTTTTTTATCTACATTTAAAACTTCTGCTAATTTTGGAATACCATAAAGCTTATCTCCCTTTTTCCCTGTCGTACCTTTTTGTTTACGTTCTTCGGGTTCAGTATCGTTCGCTTCAATAGCAATGTTGTAAACAAAACTATCTATTTGTTCTGTTGTCCAGTCTGTGTTTTTAATTAAAATTCCAGCTATGGCTGTACAATAAATATCTCTAGAACCTGTAGAAGGATATATAATTGTAAGAGCAGTTGACAAAGCAATCTTACTAACATCTACAACTACGTTACCGATGTACTCGTGTATCTCATTATAGTTAGACCACTCAACTGTTTCACCATTGTCATCATAAGGAGATTCTGGAACGATAGTATATCGTTCTTTACCACTTCTCAGTTCGCAAAGAGTTGCACCATGTGGAAACTTTTTAAAATTTTTTTCAAAACTTTTTGGTAATATGTATTGTATAAATTCACAAGACCCTTTCCAAAGATAGTGACTATTAGGGTTATTTCTTCTTCCATAAATTGCTCCACAGTCTTTTAAATAGTGTGTTATAAATCTTCTAACTACAGGATTGTCTATATCTAAATCAATATGACTATCTAATCTTAGTGCTATTTGTGCTTTTGAATAATTGTTTTTCCATTCTTCTTTCGTTAAACTAAAATCATCTTTCTTCCAACTGACCCTAGCTTTCTTTTGATCAGTGGGTATTATCACGTGACCAAGATCAAGCCAATCTTCATAATTAATCGGAATTTTATTTATCTTTTCATTCATAAATTAAAAGTGGGCGTTGCCACTCTCGCTTAGACGCCCACTACCTAGGATACTATAAATTTAAAGATTTTTTAGTCTGTTCCTGAGTTTCAGGTTTTGCTTCAATCTCACCTTTACCCACTGATTCTGCAAAAGATTTTGCCATATCATATACAGCTTTATCTTCTACAGGACTAACTTTAGCTACATCCCAACCAAACCATGTTCCTTTGTCATTAGACATCTGAACGGTTGATAGTTTATAAATGTGGCTATAAGTTGGCGGTGTGAATAAACCGTTTTTACCTTGCATCTTGATACCCATCATCATTGAATTCCATTTTCTACTAACTTTAAGTTGAGTAGACTTCATAGAAATCAAAGCTGTCTGTGGGTTATCTCCAAGAGTCAATACAAAGTGACTAGCTGTGTTATCAAGATAGTTACCGTTTGGTAATCTGTCTTTATAATCTTTACCTCTAGTCGTCTGACTTACAATGTCACTGTCTGCCTCGTGCATTGCAACAGGTGCACCTGTACTGGTACCTCTGTCTTGCCATTCGATGTACTGTCTTTTGTAATGACATGGTACAACATTTATAGTGTCATACAATTCATTAGTTACAGTATTTATTATTTTGCCTGGTTCTGCACCATCGACATATTTACCATCTCTTTTGTTTACCTCTGGAGATAGTTGGCCCAAAATTTTTAAGAATGGTAACGCAAGATCTTCTTGCGATATATTTTGAGCGCCTTGTGCTGCATCAGCTTCCA